CCTATAAAAAAAGGTAAATATGGTAGAAATAAAAAAGTTTAAAAAAATATTTGAAGGATCATATAATGCATATGGTCAAACTAGAAAGACAGAAGAATATGATGAACGAGGTAAACATAAAACCAAGTCTGTCATAGTTAAACAACCTGTCACTGATCAAATGTGGTCAGATCATTTATTAGGAACAGATCCTGCATTAGGAATTATTCCAATTAATGAAGACAGTAAATGTAAATGGGCTTGTATAGATATAGATGTTTACAATTTAAATCATAAAGAATTAATAGATAAAATTAAATTAAATAAATTACCATTAGTAGTATTTAGATCAAAATCTGGAGGTGCACACGTATTTTTGTTTACAGAAGAATTTGTACCTGCAGCATTATTTAGAAATAAATTAAAAGATATAGCAGCATTGTTAGGTTATGCTCGATCAGAAATATTTCCAAAACAAAATCATCTTAATAAAGAAAGAGGGGATGTAGGTAGTTTTTTAAATTTACCTTATCATAATGTAAATCAAACACTAAGATATGCATTTAATTATGATGGAAACGCAATGACCATAGAAGAATTTTTTAAATACTATGATCAAATAGTTTTAACAGAAGAAGACTTGGTAGAATTAAAAATTAAGGAAGACAAACCTGAAGATAGTGATTTATTAAAAGGTGCGCCACCTTGTTTAAAAATGTTGGCACAAGAAGGAATACCAAACGGACAAAGAAATAATGCAATGTATAACTTTGGTGTGTATGTTAAAAAAAGATTTCCTGATAATTGGGATACCAAAATATTTAATTATAATGATAAGTATTGCCAACCACCTTTAGATAAAAAAGAAATAGATATATTAATTAAATCAATAAGTGAAAAAGCTTATCAATATAAATGTAAAGATGAACCTATTGCATCTTTCTGTAATTCTAAAAAATGTATTAAACAAGAATTTGGTGTGGGAGATGATTTTTCTCCTGGACTAGAAATAAAAGAAATACAAAAATATACATCTAATCCACCTATTTATTATGTAACAGTAGGCGAAGGTATAGTTGAAGTTGGTGGAGCAGATCTACACGAACCAGATAAGTTTTCATTAAAATGTTTAGAACAGATTAATCAAGCAATGTTACCTGTAGCTAAAGTAGTTTGGAGAAAACAAATTAACAAATTATTAGAAAAATCTATACCAATAGAAGCACCAGAAGTATTAAAAGTGGATAATCAATTAAAAGAATTACTTATTGAATTTGTATCAAGAGTTAATGGTAAGAAAAAAGAAGATATTAGAAAAGGAGTTCCTTTCACTGACAAAGGAATAACTTATTTTAAATTTAAATCTTTTTGGAATTTCTTATTAAAAAGTAAATCTTGGAATATAAAGTATGAAGCAACTATGAGAATGTTAGAACTATTGTTTAAAGCAACAGAAGAAACAACTTTATTAGATGGTAAGAATACAAGACATTTAATTATAAAACAATTAGAAATAGATAAACCAATTATTAGGAAAGATAATATTAAAGATGCCCCATACAAATAGAATTATAATTCCTGGTCCACCTGGAACAGGTAAGACTTTTACATTAACTAAGTATTTAGAAAAAGAATTAAAAGAATATAAAACAGATCCACAAAAAATAGCCTACATATCTTTTAGTAATGCTGCAGCAAATGAAGCCCAAAGAAGAATTAATCACAATTTATTTCACATAGGTACAATGCATTCATTAGGTAGTAATGCATTAGGAATTAATACACAGACTCAATTATTAAAAGGTAATAAATGGAATACTTTTAAAAACTATTCACAAATATGTAGAGATTTATCTTTTGAATCTAGAACAAATGAATTTGGTTATGTTGAATATACTAACCCACATATGAAAATTATTGAATACGCTAGATCTCGTCAAATAACTATAGAAGAAGCAGCAATTGATTTAGAGTTATATCAAACTGTTGAAGTTAGTTTGACTGAACAAATAGCAGAACATTTAAAAACTTATAAAGAACATACTGGAATGATTGAGTATTACGATATGATTGCACAATTTGTTGAAAAGAAAAAATGTCCTGACATAGATGTTGTTTTTTTAGATGAGGCACAAGATTTAAGTCCGTTACAATGGAAAATGTTTTTTTACATAGAAGAAAATTGTAAACGATCTTACATAGCAGGAGATGATGATCAAACCATTTACACATTTCAAGGTGCTGATCCTAGTATCTTTATTAATTTAAAAGGAACAGTTGATGCACAAGTAAAATCAAGAAGAGTGCCTAGAAAAATACATAAGTTAGCTGAGTCTATTTTTCCTTATATGACGGAGAGACTAGATAAAAAATGGGAACCTAGAGATGCCGAAGGAAATATTTATCAAGATATTTCATTAGAGGATTTGGATCTATCTACGGGTAGATGGATGATATTAGCTAGAACAAATAAAATGTTAGATGAAATAAAAGAACATTTATATAGTTTAAATTTAAGATTTGATGCAAAAATTCAAAATTTGTTACCGTTAGATATGGTCAATGCTTATAGGGTTTGGAACAGATTAACTAAAGGTGCGAAGGTTAATAAAAAAGATGTAAAAGATTTATGGCAATATTTAAAAACTGAAGTTCACGTTGCAAGAGGTTTTAAAGACGAGAAGAAGTTAGAACCTATTATCTCTGTTGATATGCAAGAATTGAGAGAACAATACGGGTTGCGAGCGACGGGGAGCTGGGAGCATTTAAATTTTCCAGAAGAAAGTAAAATATATATAAAAAATTTATTAGAATCTGGAGATGATTTAATGCACGATGCAAGGATAAAAGTATCTACAATACACAGTGTAAAAGGTGAGGAATGTGATAATGTTGTTTTATATACTGATTTAGAAAGAATTATATACGAATCAGCATTAAAAAATCCAGATCCAGAACATAGAACTTTTTTTGTAGGTGTAACAAGAGCAAAAGAAAATTTATATCTAACACAATCAATATCAGATTATCAATATAACATAGGAGGACCAATAGTATGACAACAAAAGATATGTTTGAAAAAGCATTTCCACAAGAAAAACAGATAGGCGGGAGTCACTATAAATCGTTTCACATACAACCGTATGAATTTATATCTAAAAATAATCTCAGCTTCTTTCAGGGGAACGTTGTGAAGTACGTTTGTAGGTACCAGAATAAAAATGGAATAGAGGATTTAGAAAAGATAATTCACTATTGCGAACTAGAGATAAAAAAGATAAAAGATATGAAAAGGAAGAAATGAAATATAAATGTGTTAAATGTAAAAAAAGAAATATGAGTTACAATTGCGCGTTTATGTGTAGAAAATGTCATAAAGGAAAAAGAAATGATAAATATTAAAGCTTGGATTGATTTATGTTTTTTAACATTGGCAACATTTGCATATTTTTTAGCATTTGAAAGATTTATTTGGAGCATACTATAATGTTTGAAGCATCTACAGAATGGTCAGCACCAGAAAATTATCCTGATTTAAAAGGATATAAATATATTGCAATTGACTTAGAAACTAAAGATCCAAATTTAAAAATAAGAGGATCAGGAGCTATACAAGGTATAGGTGAAATAGTTGGTTTTGCTGTAGCAGTAGACGGTTGGTCTGGTTATTATCCAATAGCACACGAAGGCGGTGGTAATATGGATAGACAAAAAGTTTTAAAATGGATTAAAGAAGTTTTAGAAACACCTGCTACAAAAATATTTCATAACGCAATGTATGATGTATGTTGGTTAAAAGCATACGGATTTAAAATTAATGGAATGATCGTTGATACAATGGTTATGGCATCATTGATTGATGAAAATAGATTTTCATTTACGTTAAACAGTATTTCATTTGAATACTTAAGAGAAGTTAAAGATGAGAAAGCTTTAAAAGAAGCAGCAGAATCTTTTGGTTTAGATGCTAAAGCAGAAATGTATAAACTACCTGCAATGTATGTAGGTAATTATGCAGAAAAAGATGCTGAATTAACTTTAGAATTATTTAAAACATTATCTAGAGAAATTAAAAAACAAAATTTAGAAAACATTTATCAATTAGAAACTGAATTATTTCCTTGTTTAATTGAAATGAAATTTAAAGGCGTTCGAGTAGATGTTGAAAAAGCTCATAAACTAAAGCAACAATTGAATACAGAAGAAAAACAGTTGCTCCTAGAAGTAAAAAAACATACAGGAGAAGAAGTTGAAATATGGGCAGCACGAAGTATTGCCAAAGTGTTTGACAAACTTGCGTTACCTTACGAACTAACTTCGAAATCCAAGTTACCTTCATTTACAAAAAACTTCCTTTCAGAACACCCACATCCTACAATTAAATTAATAGCGAAAGCAAGAGAAATTAATAAAGCACATACTACGTTTATTGATACAATTTTAAAACATCAATACAAAGGTAGAATACACGCTGATATTAACCCTATTAGATCAGATCAAGGTGGTACTGTAACAGGTAGATTTAGTTATTCTAACCCAAATTTACAGCAAATTCCTGCAAGAAATAAGGATTTAGGGCCAATGATTAGATCATTATTTATTCCTGAAGTCAATCATAAATGGGGTTGTTTTGACTATTCACAACAAGAACCAAGACTTGTAGTGCATTATGCGGCAGCTACTGAACCAATTTGTTTTGATGATTCAGTAATTAATATTGTAGAAAAATTTAAAAATGATTCTGTAGATTTCCATCAAACAGTTGCAGATATGGCTGACATATCTAGAACACAAGCTAAAACAATTAACTTAGGTTTGTTTTATGGTATGGGTAAAAATAAATTACAAGCTGAA